ATTGCTGCTTTATTTGAAAGTACTGATGCTGAAGTACAAATAAGATTAAAAGACACTGGGTCCACTATTGCAGCTTTAGCTGCTACAAATGGAAGCTTTGCCTTTGAAAACACTTCTACAAGTCTTGTTAAGATTCTTAGTGACGGAAGGACTGGTTTTGGCACCACCTCGCCCCAAGCGGTTGTTCATATCGTAGCTGGTGGAAATAATTTAAGGTTAGGAAGATCATCTTTTGATGATTTGCAATTTGGAATCGGTACTGTAAGTAGTATTAATGGTTTACATCTAAGCAATATCACTGACAGCAATACATCAATCAGTATTGATGAAGGTGCTGGTGATAATGCCATACGAATAAGATCTGGGGGAAATATAGAATTAGGAACTGCGGACGGAACAACAATAGGAAGTCCAGATCAGAATGTAGTCATTGGTGCGACAGGAGATGGTGAAGAAGCGGCTTTGACCGTAAATGTTATGGAAGGAACTAATAATAGAAGAATTAAGCTTTTTCTGGATGATACTGAAGGTGTATACGGTTTTGATGGTACTGCTTCAACAGGTGTTGCTCCTTTTGTAATTAGATTTTCAACAACTGAAAAATTTAGATTAAATATTGATGGATCAGCATCTTTAGTAGGTTCTTTAACACAAAATACATCTGATATTAGATTTAAGAAAAATATAAATGTTATTACTGACGCACTTACAAAAATAAAAAAATTAAAAGGTTTTACATACAATTGGAATGATTTGAGTTTTGAAAAATTATTTGGAGATACAGAGGAGATGAGAGCTTCTTACTCTGCTTTAGAAGTAGGTGTTTCTGCACAAGATGTTCAAGAAGTTCAACCTGAAGCTGTAAAACCTTGTAATAACAAGGACTATTTAACAGTACAATATGAAAAATTAGTGCCTTTATTAATAGAAGCTGTAAAAGAATTATCTACTAAAGTTGCAGCATTAGAAGCTGCTTAGTAAAATTGGATAAATTAAATTAATTTTATGGCTACACCACAAGAACTCTATGACGAAACAAAAACTCGTCTTGATTTAAATATTGCAAAATTACAAGTTTTACAAAGAGAAATACAAGAAAAGCAAGCAGAGGCACAAAAACTTACCCAACCAATTATTGAGGATCAAGGCGCATTAAAACAATTAGAAAAACTAAGTGATGTTGTTCAGACAGTAGAATCTAAGTAAAATAAAGCTAAACATTTATTATCATGGCTGTTACTTGGAACGTTGTTTCTTTAGATGCAACAAAAACTGTAGGTTCTTTATCTGATGTTGTTACTACTGTTCATTGGACTGCTACCGATTCTGAAACTGTAAGTGGTGTAATTCATTCTGGATCTGCTTATGGTGCTATAGGGCTTGCGGAAGCTGACTCTAAATCATTTACTGCTTATAAGGATATTACAAAAGATAACGCTGTTGCATGGGCTAAAGCTGCAATAGGGTCTGATGAAGTTACATCTATTGAAACAGGTATTGCTGCACAGATAACAGAATCAAAGACTCCTACTAGGACTTCTGGTGTACCTTGGTAGATATTACTGATAGTCCTACATAAAGTGGTGCTAATGCACAGATTCCGCAGAAAGTTATAATAGTCACAGGTACTAATGCTTTTACGAAGGCTTCTTTAATCATGTTTCAAAAAATAGCTAATGTTTTGAGTATTGTCTCATTCGTAATGGTAACCTCTGTTATTGGTGGAGGATACTTTGGATATAAATATGTAACATCAGAACAGTTCCAAACAAAGATGATGAATAAAGTCCTTGGTGGTGTACAGGGAATGATGCCAAAAGTTTTAGAGAAAGGATTACCAGATCTTACAGGCCCATCTTTACCAATCCCACCAACAATGAGTGAATCTAAAATATGAATTGTTGGCATTGTAAAACTGAGTTGATTTGGGGTGGTGACATTGATATAGATGATTCTATGCCAACTTATCCTGAGTTTTCTGTGATGACTAATTTATCTTGCCCTAAATGCTTTTCAGAGGTAGAAGTGTTAAAGAAAAGAGATGCCTACGATTGAAATACCTGATATTCAAATTCGTGAGATATATATTCCAGACGTTCCAGAAATTTATACCCCTCATTATTTAACTATTACAAAACCTCCAGATATTGATGTTCCTGGTTGTACTTATCAGCATCGTGACATAAAAAATACTGGTAATCGTAATTTATTATTGGAAGATCCTAATGGAGTATATTCAACGTGTGATTTTCCGTTTCCTGGTTTTGTTCCTCTTGACTATACACCTGAGAACCTTGTCATTACAGAAGAAGTACCTGTCACTAATGAAACCCCACCCTTACCAGAAACAAAGCAACCAGAGATTCCAGAGATACCAAAAAAGAAAGATATTGAGTTAGAACCTTGCCCTGGCAAAAAAGATCAGAGGGTTGGAGATTTTCGTAACGAAAAACGATTGGAACGTGTCACAGGCCATAAAAGAGGGGAAGATGGGATTGAATGTATAACTCTTTATGAAAGTGTTCCGTTTAAAGATCAATACATTCCAGAAGTTTCTACTATTGTATCTACTGCTGTTATTGGCTTGGTCGCTGCCAGTAGTCCACTTCTTCTTAACGCAGTAAAACCATTAGTAAAACAGATAGTAAAAAGGCTTACAAAGAAGAAAGATAAGGTAAAATAAAAGAACCCTATTCGACAAGGCAATGGATAGGGCGTCTAGGTGGGCAAGTTTAACCGTGCTTGCCTACTGCTTTATTTTGTGTGTATGTGGGATAACTTGATTTGGTGGGATATTAACAACAATATTTTGGCAAGTAGCTGCTTCTGGTGTTCCAGGTTTATATGTAGCTCCCAGCTTTGCTTGTTTTGCACACATCTCTAAACGATACAAACTGATTTCCATTTTGGTTTTTTTAATTAGTAGTCTTTGAGCTTCTATATTTACCTCAGTTGCTTCATGGCAAAGTGCGGGTGATTTGCCTAATGGAATATTAAATTGAGCAGAGATACCATAATTTAAATTAAAATTATCCTTCTCGAATCTAGGTATTTCTGAATAATATTTTATCGCTCCAGTATCCTCGTCATAAATTGGTGTCCTAGTAATGGATTCTTTGGGTCGTGCGAAAGACCAGCTATCTGTTAAGTAGGGTGTAATTGTAAGGCTAGGAGAGGCACAAACTATACCCTGACTCATTCTGTAAGATGGCATAGCTGATGGAGTAATCATCGTTGCATTATTATTAACTACTCCCTGTGCATTGCTGCTAGGAGAAGCAACTGTTGTATTAGCCAAAACCCTTGCAGGGCAAAGGATTATAGCTATTGTCCAAATGTAGTTGTAGTTTCTACGGTTGTGCTTGTATTTATTTGGCGAGTTATAGTTGTTGTCGTATCCAGCCCTGGAGTGATTAGCGTTTCTTGTAGAGAGAAGGCTGCTCCATCGTTTACGATTCCCCAACGAGGTATAGCTTCTAAATTTGGTGAAGTCCAATTAAAATTTACTCCCCCAACTGTTTGTTCATTCGTAGTCGTAGGAGTAGGGTTGATATATCCCGTTTCAGATTTGATA